ATTTTAATTACAATACAAATATAAGACCCATTCACGGGATAAAAAAATTTTTATGGGGATTTATTAATATTTTAGAAAAGTAATGTTCTTACATTCTAGCAATTATATAGATCACTGTTCCTGCGATAGCAACTATCGCTGCAATAAAAGCTATGACTATTAATATACCACCTCCTTGTCGTTCTCTTTCATCCTCTTCCCAGCCTTCCCACTTGAGGTTAAGCTGTTTCCTTCGATCTTCCATTTTTTCTCTAAGCTCTTGTTTTTCTTTATGCATTTCTTTTTATTAGTTGATTTGTACTGATAACCATATTCCAAGATATGAACCTATTACAGATCCTGTAACATAGCCTATCCATTGATGTAGTGAGTCTTCACTCCTTGCGATTCTACGAATAATAAAGAATGATAATGAAGCTAGCATAAAGTCTGTTAATGCTGCTTGGTGATAATTTGTATTAGCTACTGCTCTAAAATTAACACAAAGTAGTGAATAGGATACCATTTGGATCCCCGCCAATAATAAAGCCTCTTTTAATTTCTTCATAGATTTATTTTTTAATCTGCCCAAATCCAGTAGCCCATCATTTCCATTTTTTAGGTTGCCATACTGCTATGTATACCACGAATGCAGTTACTATTGCTAACATTGTGTAAAGAATACCATAGGCAATTTGATCACTCATCTTGACCTCCATAAGTTTCGTTGTAGTATTGTTCTCCTTTAGAAATTGTTTCGTGGATTCCAAGACCATCAATGTCGTTAAATTCTTGTTGGTTACAAGCGTCTTCAATCTGCTCCTTCTCCATTTGCTTGGCTACATCTTCTCTTTCACATAAAAAATCAATTAGGTTAGCACTCTGCTCATCACCTGCTTTTCTCGTAGCTTCAGATAAGGCTCTAAACTCTTGAAATAATAGTGTTACCGCAGTTTGTTTCTTTTCCATAGTTATTTAGTTTTAATAATCTCTATCAGCTTTTGTAGGCAAGCAGATTCAGCCTCTTCACGTGTAGGGTATCGAGCATAATTATCAGTAACCTCACTGCCTCTTTTAAAATTCTCACCTTTAGATAAGTCTTTAGGTTTAACTGTCATGTCTGAAGCAATAATACCATACATGCCTATGTTAGGTAAGTAAGTCGTTTCACCATTAAGCTTATGCTTCTCTCTAAACCATCTAAATGCTTGTGAGAATGTTGGCTGAGATGTATATGTAGAACTATTGTAGTTTACCCCATCGAACTTTTGTTCATTTGTTCTTAAATCTGAGCATCTCATAGGTGTGCTACAATTATCAAATGCAAAAAAACAAGGTTCATTAAATCCAAGTTCTTTGAGCTTAACTGCTAACTCGTAGGGTACAAATTCTTTTTTCATAGTATTAATAGAAGTTTGACATAAGGTTTCGATAATCAGCAGGGGTGGAAATTCTGAATGTTGTGGTATCGACATTACAGATAGTTCCTGTCTCTGTAGGTACCCCATATTTTTTTATAGCCTGTTTAATAGCTTCCTCTTCATAGAAAGCCAATTCGGAATTCCAGCCACCACCTTTAAAATTGAAGAGGTATTCTCTTCTATTATCTTTTAAGTCTTTAAGGTGCAGAAGTTCTTCTTCGGTCTCTTTGATGATATCTTCTAAATCGTTTAGATGTGACTGTCCAAAGCTCATATGAATAGTTGGCTTAACCTCATCTATAATAAGTCTTAAACTATCTACCCTATTAAGAAGGTCTGTATAACGTTGTAGCATTTTATTTCTTTCCGCTTTTTTCATTATTGAGTTATTTAATTATAGGTTGGAACCAAGCTTCTTTCTGTATGTAAGGTTTACTAATAGACATTGAATCAAACGAGAAGGACATTACCTCTGATTCTATAATAGTAAACTCTATCCCTTCTAGTACGTATCTGTCTATCTTCTTATGTGCTCTACTTTCTTTATTAGAAAAATAAGGACCGAAATTACCCATAGTCCCGTATAGACCTGCTTTAATAAGTGCTTCTTTAGCACGGCGAAAGTCTGTCGTATCTTCTGTTAGACCGTTTTGATAAATCTTTGGCTGTCTCATAGTGATTATTTAATTAACTAAAAATTTTTAATATTGGGTTCTCAGTAACTGTATAACATCCCATGCATCTTCCAAAGCATCATGAGTTACTATACCTTCGATATTAGCCCTCTGTTTGAATTCATATTAAGAAGGTATTGCTTTATCATCAGTCCAATTTGTAAAGATCACTGATGGATCGATGATCCGCTGTCTGATCCTAATAACCTGCTGCCATCTGGGTAATCTCTCTAGGAAGTGCTTGTCAAACGAAGCAAAGTTTTTTCCTGCCACGTTAATAGTAACTGGTTTCATCTTTGATGTTAACATCGGATAGCTTTTTCCGTTTTCCAATTTAACCATCTGGCTCTTAAATTTCTCCATATCAAATTCGACTACATCGTTATCATAAAGCCATCGATAGAATCCTTCTACAACCTGATCCTCCTGATAAAAGTGCATGCCGGTCATCTGAACTAGATCGTTCTTTTCATCCTGATCTTTTGCTGTTTGATATTGCACAATAGCTTCAATAATCTTCTTGTTCATATTGAGAGCAAAAGGAGAACCTGTGATCTCGTTGTGCAGGATAGCTGCATGAAACTTAGGTATCTCTTCAAAGCTAAGCTTCTTAGTTGTATCCTCTAGAATAGCACCGATTGAAAGGATCTGATAGCGATCTTTTTCTAATCCTGTGGTCTCGACATCCACTGAAATGTATATCATATTTTTAATTTTTTATTTATATTTCCAAACTACACCAAACCATGAATTTCTTTTTCCGATAGCAACTGAACTTATTATGCCCTGTGATGTTCCGTGTGCTCTAGCAGCATCAGTAGCACTTGGCCATTCTGTTATTATGTTCCCATCTAAATCAAATTCAATCACTGGTTTATATCTTTTAGTCTTCTCCTCCTTTGATTGTTTCTTTCCCCTCCTGTAGTTACCGCAATTATACTTTTGCTCCTCAGTAAGTTTCGTACCTCTTTTATTTGTATTCCCAATCTGAGCTTCTGACATTCTTTTCCTAGATTCTTCACTATACAGATAATTATTCTCTATAAAATCCCTTTCGTTTTTCAGATCGCATGTTTTTTTTAACTCTGCTATCCAGTACATCTCCCTTTCTATTGCATCTTCTTGTCGTACCTCCTCTATTATCTCCATAATAGGTTTAAGCTCCTTATTCAAAATGCTCATTATCCATGCATTTTTCCTGTTCTTATGCTTACTTTTTCTTCCCTGAAAAATATGTTGTCTATATCTAGTTTTCTCATTCAGAGTTCTACCAACATAGTGTATGGATCCAGTTTCCGGATTTTTTAGCACATATATTTTAACTAACCTCTCCACCATATAAATTTATTTTTTAATCTATATATTGAGAGGTGTGTTAAAAAATCGAATCTAAACTATCTCATTCAGGAAAAGCTCCTGATCACCTCCCTCAGAAACCCATTCGAGATTATCTGCTCGATTGTTTTCTTTGTTTCCGTCCTTGTGTTTTATGTAAGGAAGGTTGTCTGGATTTGGAACGAATGCCTCCGCTACTAAGCGGTGTACGAACTTGGTTACTTTTTTATTTTCCATTTGATTTATATTTCACATTTTTATTTTATATGTTCTTTATTAGGACATTTAATGTATAGGTCTGGATTAGTAGCACTTCCGCTTACTCCTGTATGCACTTTAATTAAATACCCGGCATTTTTAAAATTAGTTGCAAATTTATTATTGCCCCTAATTTGTAATTGCTTTTTAAGTGCTTTAACCTCGTTCATTGAAAATCTTCCATCTGGTAGGTTAGTCCAAAGCGTTTCGTATCTGTTACGTAACTCTATTGCGAATTTATCTCTTTGGATTTCTGTACCGAATAAACAAATCTCTTTATGCTTTTCTGGATTGTTCTTAATCCAAGCTGAAATGTGTTCACCAGCTTTAGCATCCTTTTCTCTATATTTCTCCGGATTTTCTTGTCTTGCTTTTAATTGGGCTTGGCTTATCTTATTACCCAATTCTTTATAACCTTCCGGATCAAACTCTCGTAAGTAATCCCAAGCATTCTTAGATCCTTCTGAACCTTTTAAAGCAAATTCTTGAATTAGATGGCGATTCTCTTTGTTCCATACTTTCATGGCAGAGGTTCCTCTCTCCTCCATCATTCTCTTTATGTCGGGATTATTCTTAAGCCATTCTTGAACACCCTTACCAGCTTCTTTTGCACTAAGCTTAGAAAGAGTATATCTTTCGTTTAGTTCTTCTAACGAAAGATTTTTAAGATCTTTCTCTTCCATAGTTATTTCTTAAATTGTTGGTCGCAAAGCATTTTCCAATCTTCTGGGTAAGTCTGCATGGTATCTGCAATTTTAACAGCCAATCGCGGGGTCATGTTATCGAAATCCCTAAAGTTTTCCAAAATGTATTCTGAAGTGCTTTCGATAATCTCTTCCGGATATCCACCTTCTTTAGCGTGACAATTTTCTCCAAGTAAACCTTCCTCGATCAAATGAAGTGTGTAAAGAAGTTTTTCCTGTTCGTTTAGATAAACTGTGATCGGGTTAAAACGAGATGAGATAGCGTACCAGTGACCTTTTGCTTTTTTAGCAATTTGATCTAATGTGTCGTTGGTAATCCAAATGATTGATCCCTGAAAGTCAAATGATCTAGGTACACCTAATTCGGTCATTAACTGATTTGATCCAGCTCTTTCCCAAGCAAGGATACGTTCACCCTTAGTCATTTCAGTAGCACCTTTAAAAAGGTCTAAGATGGCTGAAAGTTCTGCACCTGATTTATGTATAATATCCACGTCATCTAGTACTAACACTTGACCTTTTCGGCGAGCTAAAAATAGCTTTACGAATATTGCAGGAGCAGTAATCGAAGAACCTTTAATGTAGATGATGTTATTCTCTTCTGTTGCTTCGGCTAAGCCTTTATTAACCCAGTGGGTTTTTCCTGTTCCTGCATCTCCTGATATTAAAAGTCCATTCATAGCTGAACCATTTTCAGAAGCAAAAATATTAGTCATTTTGTAAACGGTTTCGAATTTTTCAAGTACCCCGTTAATTACTGGATTTTTTGTCTTTTTCATGGTATTTTATTTTTTTTATATTACAAATATAATTCCTTATCCCGGGATAAAAAAATATTTCTGCCTTATTTTATAGTAAATATGAAAATCACATTAACTGACATAGATTTGGCGTCTTTTTTCAAAGCGGGGGATATATAAAACAAAATTAAAAAATATGTTATTAAAAAACGGGTCTAAAGGGGAAGACGTTAAAAAACTCCAAGCAAAATTAGGTGCTACCGCAGACGGAAATTTTGGTCCCGGTACGGAAGCAAAAGTAAAAGCGTGGCAATCAGCTAACGGATTAGTAGCAGACGGCGTTGTAGGAGACGGTACTTGGACTAAGATGTTTGGCTCTGCTCCAGTAGCAGCAGCTCCAGTAGCTATTCCAGCTTCATCTTTTAAATTGGAAGCTCTGAGAGGTCACATTCCGGATGCAGTTATTGCGCAAATCCCAGATACAGCAGCTAAATTTGGTATTACTAATACCCTAAGACTAGCTCACTTCTTAGCTCAGTGCGGTCACGAATCTGGTGGATTCAAAGCAGTTAATGAAAATCTTAACTACTCAGCTGATGGTCTTAAAAAGATCTTCCCTAAATACTTCCCTGGAAATTTAAACGAGTCTTATGCAAGACAGCCAGAGAAAATTGCTAATAAGGTGTACTCATCTAGAATGGGCAACGGAGACGAAGCATCTGGTGATGGATATCGATATAAAGGTGCAGGCTTCATCCAATTAACAGGCAAAAGCAACTATGCTGCTTTTGATAAATTTGTTGATGATGACATATTAGCAAATCCCAATTTAGTTGCAACCAAATATCCATTAGCCTCTGCAGCATTCTTTTTTGATTCAAATAAGCTTTGGTCTATATGTGATAAAGGAGCTGATGATGCTACAGTGACTGCGGTTACGAAGCGTGTAAACGGTGGCACAATCGGGCTAGCTGATAGAATTAAACACTTTAAGGAATACTATAATCTACTTAAATAAGAATACAGAGAGTAAAAATAAAAAAAAATATATGAAAAACTTATTTTCTTCAATTAAAGAACACAGTAAAGGGCTATGTGCCTGGATAGCTGGCTTATTCAAAGATGAGTCTGGCAACCCATCATCCAAAAGATTTGTAGGCATAGTAGCTTCGCTTACTTTATGTGTTACTATGTACCACAATAGCTATACTTCTGTAGACATTGCGCCAGCAGAATATCTTGTGAATGCTGTAGCACTTCTTGCATTCTCAACGCTCGGACTTTCGTCTGTTGACAAATTTGTAAAGAGTAGAAAAGACATGCACATGGCTACTAAAGCCAATGAAACACCAGCAGAAACGCCTGAAGAATCAGCAGAAAACCCGTTATGAACTACTACATGCCAATAGGAACTATCGTATTATTTGCTGGAAATTTTGCACCGCAAGGGTGGATGTACTGTAACGGCGCAGCGCTATCAATTCAACAATACGGGGCGCTATACTCTATTTTAGGGATTTCTTACGGTGGAGATGGTTCAACAGACTTTAAATTGCCAAATCTTATAGGACCGGTAAATGATGGGACCTCTTTACCAATAAATTACATTATATGCACAGATGGAGTTTTTCCGACTAGACAGTAATTAAAAAAAAATAAAGAAAAAATGAACACTACAGAACAGAGATTACAAGAATTAACTAACATTGCCCCAACAGTATCCGTCAAAATGGATATGGAGTGGTTGGGTTCAACAACAAACACTGCGGATTTCCAAATTCGATTAACAAACACAGGTACATCAGTAATTAAATTAAATGCTTTGATTATTCGTGGAATACATTCACCTAAATTAACAACAGGAATTATAACATGGAAAGCATTAAATGACAATACTGATCCGATATGGTTAGGTTGGCCACAAAAAGGAGAAACTAACTTGCCTTATATTTCAGGTGCAAGAAAATTAAATTTCTCTTCAGCAACAAATATATTTACTAACGAAACTGCTCCTATTATACCAAAAGAAACAGGAGTAATAGCTGGGACTTTTAGAGTTTCCACAACAACAACATGGAATCCAAATACTGATTTTGGTTTTGTGTGGGAAATGACAACAGGTGGAGTTGTAGGTTACATAAATTTTGAAGACCAATCTTCAACTTCATTAC